GAGACTTGGATTGTTTTGGCATTGTATCCATCGATTTTTGCGGATAGCTCTTCCAATTTCTTTTCAAGTTCCTCACGTGACATACCCTCCAAACCACTAACTCTTACTTCTCTACGATCTACATAAGCTCCAGCTAATTGTCCAGATCTATATTCAGCATTGATAGCAGCAGCATATTGTTTATCTTCTTCTGCCTTGTTAGCAATTCGTTCTAATCTTTTATATCTTCTAAGGTTGTCACTCTCATATTTTTTTATTTCTTGTTCAAATCTTTGATCAAAATATTTTGCAACATGGGGATTTAATTTTCTACTTAATAACTGTGATGCACATGACTTAGCAGTATTCTCGTTAGCAGCTTCGTAACCTGCTCTCTTGTAAGCTTCATGTTGAGTGATGTTGCCATGCTCTTGTACTAATATCTCCACAAACATTCTTTGTTTTGGAGTTAACTCATGTACGGTTTTTAACTCGTTACGTTTCATTATTTAGATCTTATATATTTTTGTAATCTCTTTTTATCTTCTAAATTTTTTGTATGTAATTGAATTCCTCTAGCCATATCTGTTTTAGCAGATGTTCTAGATTTCATTGGTTGAAGTTTTACTAAGTCTTTAGTTTTTTTACCAGATGCTTTCACATAACTTTTAATACCTTGTCTAATTCCTTTTGTAAGTAAACCACCTAATAACATTTTAGGTTTATATTTCATAAATGGAGTATGGTATGCATGTCTCATTTCAAATTCTTTATTTGTTTCTGATGGTTGTCTTACAGCTTTACCTGTATATGCTTTTAACATTCCAGATTTTTGTAATCTGCCTAAGGCTGATTCACCACCTGCATTAACATTTATTCCGACTTTTGCAGAAATAACTCTTCTATGTTTATATTTTTTATGTTTCATAAATTCTTCTGGTGGGATCTCAGGAGTATTTCCACCAGGAACAGGCCCTGTTCTATTTTTACCTTTAACGTTAGTTTTTTGTTCATCAAAATATTTACCTTTAAAAGCTTTCATTACTCCACCATATTTTTTTCTATTCATTTTATCCCTCAAAAATTTTCTTACTGAATCACTTATAGCTTCTTGATTAGCAGCTCTTTGCTGTTTTGTCATCATAGGAATCATCATAGTTTTTTTAGCAGCTCTGTCTGAAGCATATGCTTTGCCAACTATTCTTGGATTACCACCACGTGGTATACTTGTAGTTTTAGGAGCTTGTTGATATGCAGTTTTATCCATAAACTTGGTGCTTCTAATACTTCTTTTGATACTAGATTTAACCAAATCATAAGGCACACGTTCTTCTTTTTTTTGACCTCTTTTGTATTTTCTAAAACCTCTACGAAAAGCTTCTTTTGCAGTGTTGAAGATAATCTTTTTAATCATAATTTCTATTATATAGATTTTTCAAAGTAAATGAAAGTTCCCCAAAAAGTTCTGATAGCGTTCCCGCAAGACAGGGTAGTAGGTGTCCCTAAGGGACACCATAGGGACACCATAGGGACACCACTAAAAGTGACTTAAGTTATTGATATATAATAATAATTCTTCTTCAGGGACACCAGGGACACCTCTTTTACCCCCTGGGGTACTTTTTATTACTCAGGTGTCTAGAATATCTATATAGTAAAATTTTTTAAATTGACCAAAAACACCAATAAATGCTATAAATACTACGTTTTATAAATATTAACGGTCATTGGCAGCTTCACTGGTTCGTTGTCCGGTGGCCGTTAGCACTTATCCCTTATTACTTTAGAATCATTCCAAACTACATTTTAATGGACACAGAATACCGGATATGGTACCTTTAAATATGCGTACTATTTGTATGTCATATATTACTACAATTGTTGCATCTGCGGGCAAGTTAATTAGCTCTCACTTTCCCTTTCCCGCAGGTGTTAAATACTTTTTTCCACCATGACTAAGATAATTTTTTAAGATTCTCTTCTACAATTTTCTTCTTAATTTCTCTTCTTTCCTCTTTCGAACCTGCCTCACGATACAGTCTATACAGCTCTCGATAATTTAACCAGTGCTGCTGAAGTTTCGTAAATATTATTTTTTTATTTTTAACTAATTTTAGATATTCTCCTCGGATCATTTCTGGATCCATATCAGCTGACCAACACACATCTTGAAAATCTTTTGAATTTTCTAAAAACCATCTGTGGGCATCATCTTTCCAATACGTTTCTTTTTTAAAATTAGATGGATTCAAAGCATCTTCCAACGCCTGGACAAGAATTGCCTGAAACAACCTATGTTCTGGAACTGGTTTAGGTTTAGTAAGTTCCATAGATAGCTTAATGCCCAAATTTTTTAACAAGTTTGGTGAACAAGTCATCAAATTTTCTGCACTCCCTTAGCGTATATTTCTTATAATGCCTATAAGCATGGTCACGCTGCGATCGGATAATGTCAATAAAATCGGATTTCTCTGGGCCAAGTAGAGCGCCACAGAATTCTATCGTATCTGCGATAGTTTTCTTTTCATCAATTCCTAATAAGACTCTTCTTTTTTTATATTCCATTTGCATAACCACGATGCGGGAAAAGATATGGATTGGGAAATTGCACCGTGGTTAAGCATTTCGAACAACAAGTTTTAAACCTTTAGCTGCAGCTGCAGCTTTTCTACCTGTTGCCCATCTCTTCTCAATTTTCTCAAGAAAAGAAAGACTGAAATTTCCTAAACCAAAGTCATTTCCACAATACAACTGAAACATCAAACTAGTTAACTCATCATAAGTTTTTTTGTTTGGACACACCATTACTAGCTTGTCCAACGCCTGGTCTAATGCTTCTTCACTGCTTTTTTTAACAGCTTTACCCACAAAATATCCTTTTGTTAAAAGTTAAACTTGTGATTCGTTGTTCGGTGAAAATAAAGTGTTTTGAAAGCCCCACTTATTTCATTTAGGCTTAGGAATACGTTTTTTATTATTAAGTGATTATAAAATTATTTGCAAGTAAAAAAAAGGGGCCAGTCTCCCGACCCCTTTTCGATCTCTCGGTTCAAAGGTTAACCATCCAACCTTAGATCTATTTACTGTTGAGAAGCTTCTTGCCCTCAGAGAGTAAATTCTGTTTCATGGTTTCGTAAGCTTTGCCTTCTTTTTTGGCTATTTTCCTTACTTCTTCGTCAACCAATTTTGCGATCATGCTGCCAGGTCTTCTAAAACCTTGTTTACCCATGGCTCTGATAATCGTGTATGATTCGATATCTACAGCACAAGATTTCCATCTATTAATGTCCATAGTCTACTCCTCTTTCTAATGTTCTTGATATTCTTTTGATTCAAAAAAATCAAGTAATTTAATTTTATTTTTTTGGGTTAAACCAGAATTGTAAATTTTTTCAATAATTACAACATAGTCTCTTGTACTGGTTCCAGATAAAAACCAAGATGATTTTGTAGCACAAGCTTTTTTAAATCTTGCAAAATCAAATTGTGGATGTTTATCCGCTACAATGTAAGCATAGACCATAGATCTTTTTAATCTACGTTTGCTATCATCCATACCTAAAAAGTATTTTCTTAACTGCATCAGTTGGGCTCCAACACGATCACAGTTTTCAATACCTCCTGCAGGAATGATAAAGTCACCTTTTTTGAAATCAGTAGTAATACGATTCCATAAAGATGCCAACCTCTGTAGCAACACAATACATTCAGAAACATTTAAACCATATTGATTCATTTTGTTTCTGCAGATTTGATAGTCTCTTTTATTTCTAGCACAGTGCTGATTTAAAAAGTTTTCCATCGACCAGTTCTTACGACCTGTGTTTAATCTTGCAACATCCAAAGGATCATCAGAATCGATTATGATGTAGGGAACTTTTAAATCTAGTTCTTTCCTAGCTTGTAAAGTATGTTGGCCATCAATGACCTCCATATCTTTGTTTACACGAATTGGATCGTATAAATCTTTTTCTGCAATTAATTTTTTTAATTGCTTAACATGTCCTTCGTCTACTGGTCTATTACCTCTAGCTTTTTTAAACTTAGTGTAATCAGTAGTTTCGAAGTATTTATTTTTTATTACTGTGTTCATGGATACCTCCTTAGTTAGCGAACATTAAATAACTCAAACCTGCAAAAAGAAAAAATAAAATTTTTGTAGGAATGATTGTTAGTAAAAAAATAAAGATCATACTAAAAATCAGGTCTTTCATTCTCAGCTCCATATAGTTGATCCAGTATTAATTTATTAGCAATACTTTCGTTGATTGGATAAATTGGGAAGTCTTCAAAATTCATTGAACACTGCTGCAACTTATTCATTATCTTTTGATAATCATCATCAGAATATTCTAATGGTTGACCATCAATTGTTGTTAGTGGAATTTCAGATAAAATTTTTTTAATTTTTTCTGACCACTCATTAAAGACTTGTGAGAAACAATTATCTTTTGCCATCGTTCCTCCTATTGTCTTTTCTATTATGTTTATTCATGATAACCTCTTATTAAGTTTATAAAAAAATATATAAACATTTTAATGGGATTTGCAAGTAAATAATAAAATAGGATAATATAGGATAATGAAATACATATTGATACTTCACTTATGCAGCATGATTACTGGTAAATGTATGGACCCATACATACCTGGATATGAATTTAAAACCCATTATGATTGTGCTATTGCTGGTTATACTAGCTCATTAGATGCACTTAAAACACTTGCAAATGATGAAGAATATTTCGGTTTAGACCGAATTAACGAGGAAAAATTAGCTATAAAATTTGAGTGTAAACCCCTTGACAATGCTTAGTATTGCAATTGCTATCATTTTTGATATATAATACCACATGAAGCTATATCGCGTCCAAGCAAACTATAAAAATATAT